CAGCTTACTTAACGGATCTACACAAGATCTATGAATTCAAGGTTAAAATCGTCGGTGATGCTACTGGTATTACTGAAAAAATTAAACTTGCGCTTGATCAATATAAAGTTGAATCTTGTTCAGCAGGTAAGAGATCACCTATTGCAGAACAACAAAAAGATTTTCCAGGTTTCACGAATCAAAGCGTAACCTTATTTGATATTAAAACATCATATCCATTAACTAGTCAAGTAGCACGTGCTACAATCGCAGATAAATTACAGTTACCACTACAGCATGTGCTAGTGCGTAATGTAAACGAACAAGCAGAAGTAGAAATTAATCACGAACATGACGAGCCAACTGCTCAAGCATTGTTGGATAAAAACGAATTAGAATTTATTCCAGGCGGACAAGAAATGGTAGGTGAAAAGCATAATCTACGTTTCTTACAAGAATTAGGTAAAACTAAACACGAAGGTGAAGAAGTTAAAGGTATCAACGATCAGTTGTTTACTGGAAAACCTAAGAAAGAAAAAGCTCAAGAACAGCAGACTAAAGTAGTTGATGGCAAACCAAGTTTACTATCTAAACAAGTTAAATTAACACCATACGCAGCTAAAACAAAGCCAGGCATTGGTAAGGGAAAATAATATGAATTTTCAAGATCTAATCAGTAGAATGACAGCACTAGACCAACCAGTTGCTGAAAGCATTCAACCTCCTGTGCAAGCTATTGGTGCTACACCTAGTGGTCCAGCAACTCCAGAAGTAACCGGTGATAGTGGACACCTTGGACTTTCAGAGCAACCAGCAGAAGAATGTGGTATGCCAGGTCTTCCAGGCATGATCAAAATTGGTGGACAACCAGAGCAACAAGATAACGTTACTATGAACGTTAGCATGAATGGTAGCGGCGCCGGCGGCATCCGTGACTTAATGGATATCTTGCGCAATCTTGAAAAAGATGGTGCTGATGGCGAAGAAAAACTATTTGGTATTGAAGGCGATCAAGCTGTTATTGAACCAGCAGGCGATGTAGACCCAGATTTTACTGGCGAACCACGTTTTGACAATGTTGATGATGAACAAAAATTATTTGGTGCTACAGAAGAAGACGGTGAATACCAAAATCGTCCAAAACCCATTGTTAGAGGTGCAAGCGCAGTTCTTCCTACAGGCAATGACATGCACAGTAAAGGTATCGGCGCACTAAAACATAATGGTGGTGAAAACCCGATGCACGAAGGTCTAGTTGAAAAACTAAGCCAAATGTACGAAGAAATTAAAGGTAGATAATTATGAACGCAGAACAATACCGCGCTCTAGTTACAAGACTGGAAGCTATACAAAACGAAGCAGTCGCAGATGGGCAAAATCCTAATATAGATGATGCTACTCGTCAACAAGCTATGGCTTCAGTTGCATCAGATACACCTGCTGTACAAGCAGGACAAGCCGCGCAGGCGGCAGGCGGCATTGTAACTATTGATGCGCCCAATTTTAAACAAGCATACGCACAGGCAGTTAAGCAAGGTTTAAAACAATTTAAATGGTGTGGTACCTACGCAGTTAAATCAGCACCCACTCCCCAAGCTGGTAAAGCAGCGACAAAAGTAGACTTTACAAATCAAGCTAGCCCACTAGGCGGTGATGAAAAGAATCCTATGAGTTTTGCCCCAAACAGTAACTTTGGCGCATAAGATTTCGTCAGCAGTATCAAAAGCACCCTACGGGGTGCTTTTTTTATGTAAATAATATTATGGCAAAAAGTTTAGATGGCGTCTTAACCAAAAAGGCGCATACAAAAGAAAAGTTTACAGAACAGCAGTTAACAGATCTGATGTTGTGTTCTGATGATATATCGGGTCACCATTATTTTTCTAAACACTTTTTCTATATACAACATCCGGTTAAGGGTAAGCTACTATTTGAGCCGTTTCAATATCAGGAACGTTTATTAGACAGCTATCACAACCATAGATTTAACGTAAACATGTTACCACGTCAAAGTGGTAAAACAACTTGTGCATCAGCATACTTGTTATGGTATGCTATGTTCCATCCAGACCAAACTATTCTGGTCGCCGCACACAAATATACAGGTTCACAAGAAATTATGCAACGTATTCGTTATGCGTATGAATTGTGTCCTGATCATATTCGTTGCGGGGTTGTAAGTTATAATAAAGGGAGTATTGACTTTGACAACGGTTCTCGAATTGTATCTGCTACCACTACTGGCAACACTGGTCGTGGTATGTCCATATCACTTTTATACTGCGACGAGTTCGCATTTGTGCAACCTAATATTGCTACTGAATTTTGGACATCAATCAGTCCGACACTAGCAACTGGTGGTCGTGCGATTATCACTTCAACACCTAATAGTGACGAAGATGAGTTTGCTACTATCTGGAAGGAAAGCCAAGATAAGTTTGATGAGTATGGCAACGAAAATGGTGACGGTAAAGGACGTAACGGATTCTTTGGATTCCGTGCTGAATGGCACGAACACCCGGATCGTGACGATGAATGGAAAGCAACAGAAATGGGCCGTATTGGCGAAGAACGATTCCGTCGAGAATACGGTTGCGAATTCTTAGTCTACGATGAAACACTAATTAACAGTTTAAAATTAGCAGAACTTGTAGGTAAAGATCCTATTGAAAGAATGGGGCAAGTACGATGGTACAAAAAGCCCACTCCGGGTGAAATATATCTAGTAGCCTTAGACCCTAGCTTGGGTACAGGTGGAGACTATGCCGCTATAGAAGTGTTTGAATTACCATCAATGATACAGTGCGCAGAATGGCAGCACAATACTACACAGGTTCAACAGCAAGTTAAGATATTCCGCGATGTTGTCAAATATGTGCAAGATTGTATAGGTTCAGAATACAATAATAGTGTCTATTGGTCGGTAGAGAATAATACAATCGGCGAAGCCGCACTGGTAGTAATTAAAGATCTAGGCGAAGAAACCTTTCCAGGGTTATTCGTAAGCGAACCTGTACGTAAAGGGCATGTACGTAAATTCCGCAAAGGATTTAACACTACACACGGTGCTAAAATATCAGCTTGCGCCCGCTTAAAATTCTTCCTGGAACAGGACAGAATGAAAATCTACAGTAAAGGGCTAATTAGCGAGCTCAAAACATATATTGCCGCAGGTGTCAGTTTTAAGGCTAAAGTTGGTGAACACGACGATCTAGTAGCGGCTCTGCTGTTAATCATACGCATGAGTGTAGTGCTAGCTGAATGGGATCCGTTGGTGTTTGAACGGCTTAGTATAGATGGGCACGAAGACGACGACTGGGAAGCTCCGTTGCCTATATTTGTTTCTAGCAACGTAGCATAAATATAACATGAACGCTAACTTAGATAATATAGCCAAAGAATTATACGGTAAAATTCAAACTCGCTTTCCTGATATTCAGATGGGCGATGAAAATGCCGCAGTTTTAAGCAAAAAAGAGGATATTCCTAAAGCACGTTTTTTTGAGTTTGAATACCAAGAAGACGGAGAACCGTTAGGCACTGTAGCAATTACACTAGACGAAGACGACGGTGTAGTGATACAAGTAAGCGGTGATTTAGTAACTGGAAATAACGGAAGACCTCATCATAATGCTTTTAAATTTATTAGATCTTTTAGAAGTTTTGCCAAAGATAGACTGTTAAACTTTGATATACAGAATTTAGGCAAAAGTAATCTGGATAAAAGAGATTATCATTATCAAGCAAAACGCAAGGAAGAACCCGCAATGGAACCAATTATGGAAAACAAGTTATATGGTAGCTCAAAAATGAGTTATCAGGATCTTGGTGAAGCACAGTTAATTATTAAACATACTCAACCTGTTAACACAGAACTTGCCGCAGGCCGTACAATGCACATTGAAGGCATTTGGGTAGAGAACGCACAAGGCGAACGTTTCCGTTACCCTGTTAAACATTTAAATGGTGCTCGTGCAATGGCAGAACATTTAAAGCACGGCGGCAATCCATATGATGGTATTGGTAAACACATTGTTAGTTTGTCAGAAGAAATGGCAGCCCTACGTAAATTTAAAGGTTATGTTAGCCGTCAAGATCAACTGTCTGAAGCAATGGCTAATGTAACAGATCGCGTTATTGAACGCATTGAAGAAATTAAACGTGAAGTACAACTACTACAACGTACTGCTCACTATGAAAGTTTTGCAGAAAGTTTTGAAGAATCAGAAGAGCAAATGTTGCCAGAAGAGTTAGTCAATGATCTAGTTGATCGTTTAACTATTCGCACATTTAATGAAGAATTAAAAGGTGTATTCCAATACATTGCTAAATTTATTGACGAATCAGATGTTCCTGTTAAAGAAATTAATCCAGACGAGCTACTAGACGAAGTTAGCGACACAGTAGAAAAAGATGCTGACGGTAAAGTTAAATCTTGGAAGCACGAAGGCGATTGGAAGAAGTCAAATCCTAAGAAAAATCCAGAAGGTAAAGTACACAACCTAGCAGGACAAGCTCTTAAGAAAACTAAAGAATTATGTCCAGAAGATGCATTTGAAAGTGCTATGGATCGGTTAATGGAACAAGATGACTTGTTCAGTCATAACGAAGCAGCCCAACAAGCAGCTATCGAAAAATTTAATAGTATCATGGGCGATCAAGGTAATGTACTAAGTGGCGATGATGCTGTTATGAGTCTTAAAGGTGTTATTGATAACCAAGGACTAATGGACGAACTCCGTAAAGCAAGTCCAGGATTAGATGTCCGTGCATTAATTCAAGCATGGGTATTTGCTAACAGAGATCAGTTTGCTAATCCAGCAGTAGTTAGTCAATTAAACTTTGGCGAACAAGATATTCAACAAGAGCAACCACCAATGGTACCACCTCCGGCAGCAGATATGGCTGCACCTGCTCCAACACCAGACATGGCAGCGGCACCTGTTGATCCAAATGCAATTCCACCGGCAGCACCTGCTCCAGTAGCACCTGCTCCAGTAGCAGAAGGTATCATGAATGCATTGCGTAAGGCTAAAGCCGCAGGCGCAACATTAGAAACACAGTTAGATTTTGGCCATGGTGTTAAAACTATTGCTGAAATCATTGAAGATTGCGGATGTGCTCCACAAGACGTTGGCTACGATCAAGAACAACCACAAGCTGACGGCCTACATGAAATGTTAAAATACATCAGCGGATTCTACAATAAAGAAGATGGTACATTCCCACTCGGCGGCACACGCATTAAGATTAAAGTTAAAAAAGAGTTTGACGAAGGTGCATTTACTAATGCATCAGAAGATGATCTAATTAAAGTTATACATTTTATTGAGAAAAAAGATCCTAGTAGCAATGAACATAACAGCATTATGAAACTTGCAGGTGTACAGCACCAAGAGCCAAGTGGACATATGGAAATGCGTGAATGGCATGCTAAAGATATTGAAGCACGTTTAAAATCTGTTGAGGAAGACCTTCCTAGTACTGATGCATCAAACCCATTCTCAGGTGTACTTAATAAATTACAATACAACGGCAAATCAATTAGTGATCCAGATACTGCAAAAAGCATAGCTGGTGATTTTACAGGCACAATGCGCGACCAAATGAATAAAGTGGACGCACCAGATCAAGAAGTAATGCCGGGATTTAATCCAGGCAAGTTACTTGGTGGTATTAAATCACAAATGAATACAGCAACGCCAAATCTAGAAGATGCGTTGTCTAAGTTATTTCAACAAGCACAATTTAAATAAAAAGGACAAGACTATGAGTCATTCTAATAAACCAAATCTACGTCACTACATTGATATTGTAGAAAATGCACAACAACCTACTAACGAAGGTGATTGGGGCAAAGCAATCGGCGGCGGTATTGGCGCCGGCCTTGGCGGCCTTGCTGGTACAGCACTAGGTCCGGCTGGCACAGTAGCTGGCGGCGTTGGCGGATATGAAGCTGGCAAAGCAATTGGCGACAAGGTGGGCGACTGGGTTAGCCATGCTGCTGACAAAGTTGGACAAGTTGCTAGTGGTGCATGGAATGGCGCAAAACAAGCATATAACGCACCAACACCTGGACAACCTCCTGCACCTCAGGCTGGTAAACCACACACACCAGGTAAGTCAGATCCTGCTGTATTAAAACAACAACAAGACCTTATTGCTAAAGGCGCAAAAATTAAAGCTGACGGTATCATGGGGCCAGCTACACAAGCGGCTATCAAGCAATTTGGCGGAACACCTCAAGCTGGTCAAGCAACTCCTGCTCCAGCAGCGGCAGCACCTGCTCCAGCAGCGGCAGCACCTGCGGCACCTAGTCCATACGCAGGTAGTCCAGAACAAGAAAAGATTTGGAACGGTCTCACACAACAAGACAAAGATTGGTTAACACAAGGTGGCGGCAAACCAAACCTAATGGATCCATATATTATGGCACGTGCTCCTAATGGCGGCAAACCAGGTGTTGCACCTGCGCCGCAAGCTGGTAAAGCGGCTGCACCAGTAGATACTACTGATCCGCTAGCGGCTAACAATGCGGCTTCTGTAGGTGCTAAACCAGCATTGACACCGCAGCAACAAGCTCAAAATGTATTACAGCCAGGTTACAATAAAGAAAGTGCAGAGCCAAACGGCACAGTGCTAGTAAATGAGCCAACTATTGCTCGTATTGTTAGTTTGGCAAATTTCGGCAGATAAACACTCACATTTAGGCAAGATTTCTCTTGCAAACATAAATAAAAGCGTATACAATAACATGTATGCGCTTTTTGTTTTACCGGGTGGTAAGGCAAATATAGGCAAATAAAGTAGTAAACACAAAGGCTAATATAGGAGAACAATTATGGCAACTTTGGCAGAAATACGTGCAAAATTAAAGGCAGCTGAATCAAAAGGTTCAGACAATAACAGAACAGGTGGAGACAATTCCATTTATCCGTTCTGGAATCTCAAAGAAGGCGAAGAAGCACTACTTCGTTTTTTACCCGACGGCAATCAAGACAATACTTTTTTCTGGGCAGAACGTGCAATGATCAAATTGACATTCGCTGGAATCAAAGGTGAAGCCGAATCAAAACAAATTACAGTTCAAGTACCATGTATGGAAATGTATGGTGAAACTTGTCCAATCTTAACTGAAGTGCGTCCTTGGTTTAAGGATCCGGCGTTGGAAGATATGGGTCGTAAGTACTGGAAAAAACGTAGTTATATTTTTCAAGGATTTGTTGTTGAAGATGGCTTGAAAGAAACTGATACTCCAGAGAATCCAATCCGTAGATTTATCATCGGACCTCAAATCTTTACATCAATTCGTGCCGCATTAGTGGATCCAGAATTGGAAGATTTGCCAACTGACTTGGTACATGGCTTAGACTATCGCATGAAGAAAGGTAGCAAAGGCGGTTATGCTGACTACTCAACAAGTAGTTGGGCACGTCGTGAGCGTCCACTAAGCGATGCTGAAAATGCCGCTATTCAAACACATGGCTTGTTTAACTTGTCAGACTTCCTACCTAAGAAACCAACAGACGTTGAGTTGAAAGTTATGAAGGAAATGTTTGAAGCATCAGTTGATGGTGAAGCATACGATATGGAACGTTGGGGTCAATACTTCAAACCAGCTGGCATGAGCCAGAACACTGGTGATCCAAATAAATCAACTCCTAAGGCTAGCGCACCAGCGCCAGTTGCACAAGATGATGTTGAAGAAGATTCAACACCAGTTGCTAAGGCAGCACCAGTAGCTTCTGCTCCAAAAGCAGATGCCGGTGATAGCCGTGCGCAAGACATCTTG